GCTGTCTCGACATCGCGGGCGCCGCGGGAGAGATGGCTGACGACGTTTTCGGCCAGCGTTCGTCCGTTGCCGTACTCGGCATTGTAGTTGTAGGCATCGACCGGAGATTGGAAGTGTATCTCGCGGTTCTTGAGGAAATTGTTGCCGCCATATTTCAGATGCTCGTTGGCGACGAACTGCGTCCAGATTTCCGTGAGACGGCGTGCGCGCAGCGTGTCGTCCGCGGCAAGGAACTGACCGCCGAAGCTCCTGGACCAATCCAGGCGCGGCATGATCGAATCGACCCATGCCTTTGCCGACGCATCGCTGCCGAACGTGTTGCCGCCTGCGCGCGCCAGAGAATAGGGATCGTGCATCTGCGGACCGGCCCAATCCTCAAGCCGCCCTTGCGGGATCCCAGCCGCGTGCTTGTCGAACCAGAGAGCATCGGTGTGCTTCTTGAGAAGCGTGGCCGTGCGCGCGGCGAGATCGCCGAATTTGGTGGCGTCCTCGCCAGCCGAGAGCGCAGCGAACGCTTGCCACAGGTTCTTCTCGTCCGTGCCGCTGAAGGCGTACTGCGCAAGCCCTTCCTGTTCCAGATGGTCGAAGATGGCCTGCATCCGCTGTGCGGAGCCGCGTGTGATATTTCTGCCGAGGCTGTCGCCCGCGCCTTTGAAGACCTTGAGCGAGCCGATGAGGAACGACTTCAGCACTTCGCCGGGAGCCTTCCATGCGAAGTCGCCGCTCGCAAAGACGCGGTCCTGCAAGTTGGCGTTCGCGAGCTCGCGTTGAGCCGCCATCATCTTCTTGGCGTCCTTGATGAACTCCCGCTCCTTCAGGAAGTTGTCGAGAATGGTGTTCGCAGCGGTCGGATTGCCGTTGGCGCCGTCGATGGCAGCTTTGAGCTTGGCCCCAGAGCGCGCAATGGTCTTGTTCTCGCTCGCGGTCAGTGCGCGACCGATGGCAGCCTCGATTTCGGCGCGGCAGGGATTACTCGACGGCAAGTTTGACTCCCTTGGCTATGGAGCATTGCACCGCCGCCTGAACGGCCTTGGTGAACTCGTCGTGTGTCATCTTGGTGTCCGGCTCGTGTTCCAGAGGCGCTTCGTTCATGGCCTCGTCAAAGGCTTCGGCGCGTTCCGGCTTCAGCGCCGTGACGCGCGCCTTGGCGTCCTTGATGAACTGCTGCGCCAGCGCATTCGGTTCTGCCGGTTTCGTCTCAAGCGATTTGATGATGGGCGCGCTCGAAGGGGCTGGCGTGTTCTTCAGCGAGTCCGGCATGGCTGCGCTGGCTGCATCGTCAACGGCTTGCGCCTTGAGCGGATCGGTGGGAACACCGCTGCGGAACAGATCGACGCTGACAGGATTGTCGGCGGAAAACTGCGCCAGCGCGACTTGCGCCAACCGCTGCTTCTCGGCCACGCTATCGGCGGACTGTTTCATCAGATCGCGGATGCTCGCGAGCGAGGCATCTTCTGCTGGCATCCTGTCAGTCTTGGCTTCGAGCTCGGCCAGCCGTGCGCGCAATTCTCCCGTCTGATCGTCGGAAAGCGATGCGGGCGATGTTACCCGCTCGTCTTCTGGTGCGCGCCGTGCAATGACCTCGCTGCCGCCAACCCGACCGCGCAATCTGGCAAGATAGTCTCGCGTCTCTTTTGGTAACACGGCGTCATTGCGGCCGGCCTTGATCCATTCCTCTGCCCTGCCGGGACCGGCGTTGTAGCCGACGGCCTGCGCTTCGCGGTCATTGGGAAACTTCTTCCGAAGATCGTCCAAGACGGCTTGTGTGACCTTGGCGTTGTATTCTGGCTCGCCCAGCCGCGACGGATCGAAGCCGAGCGTCCTTGCCGTCTCAGGCATGACCTGCCCGCGACCAACCGCACCCTTGGGAGAGACAGCCGTTTCACCGCTGCGCTCAAGTCCATAAACGTCGCTCAATACGAGATTGCCAGCGGTTGCCGCCCTGACCGTTTCCGGGGCGACACGTGGACCGAGAGCGCCATGCATGATCCCGAAGAAGGCCGCGCCTTGGGTCATGTTGCTCAGCATCGACCAGGAGCCGATGTCTTCGTCATGCCCCGTCAGATGGGCCTGCGCTGACTCCATGCCGCCCGTGTAGGCCGCTCCCGTGAGCGCCCCGATTCCGGCCCTCACAGCTAGACCGCCCCGTGCCACGTCCGCTACAGCCCCAAGGGCAGGCCCTAGAACAATGTTGCTCGGATCGGCCAGTCCAGCCGCCAAGGCAGCCGCCGTATTCGTGGCGAATCCACCGCCGCCGCCGCGCTCGAGAAGGATTTGCGCCTGCTTGACGCGGTACTGACGATCGACCTCCATGTTGATCGCGCCACGGCTCATGCCCGTTTTGGGGATGAACGCCGGATCATAGCCCTGCGATTGCACCAGCCGGACCGCATCGTCATGGCTGACGGGTGTCGGGTCTTGAAAGTCGCCCCATGCACGCACCAGTCCGGTGACGACGGGCGATTGTCCGAAGTTGGAGCGGAAGGCGACGCCGAAGTTGCTCTGATTGTCGCCGCCCAAGTTTGGCTTGGACAGCGTCGAGCTCTCAATAGGCGCAGCCGGTCCACCACTCAGGATAGGCTGAAATGGCAGTCCTGGGGACGACATCAGGGTCTAGGCCTGCCGAACGGCGACGGCGGAACAACCGTCGTGCCGTCAGTCGGCTTGATTTCAGGCAAGGAGCCGGGGTTCGTCAGGAAGCGCCCGATCTGGTTCAGCGGGCCACGGATGCCGCGTCCGATCTTTTCCAAATCGCTATAGGGAATTTCGACAGGTCGGGTCGCTCCAGTGAGCGAATTGCCGTGCTCGTCATACATACTCGCTTGCGCATTGTGGAGCGCGGTCGCGTAGGCATCAGCGGCTTCCGGTGTCTTGAACGTGCCAAGATTTTCACCCGTCTTGCGATAGTGCGCGATGGCTTCAGCCTGCGATAGTTGTTTGCCGTTGACGACACTGGGAATGAGCACTTCACCCTTGTCGCTGCCGATGGAGAAGGAGCGTGTCGTTGAATAGCTGCCATCCGAATTGTGCAACACGGGACGATTCCAAGGATTGAGATTGCCAGCGGCAACCATCCCCGGTGCGTGCTGTGTATCGAACTTTGGAGGCCCGCCGCCCACTCGCTCGTAGACCGGCGAACCGAACTGGTCACGCAATTGGGCGCCATCGCCTTGCGCGTTCGTCACCCAATGGCCGTAGTCGCGCACATCCTGCACATAGGCCGTGCGTTGCGCCTGCCCGCCAAGACCGCTGAAGCTTGGCGGCGGAATGATGTTGTGCGTGTCGATATGCGCCATGACGTTCTCGGCGCCATCCGCCACGTCGGCGTCATCGAACTGCTTGGGGATGCGTAGGTTGCTGCGGATGTTGAAACGATCCAGCACCATCGTCTGCGCCAGATTGGCCGCCGTGGTGGAATCGACCGTGCCGCGCGCGCGCATCACGTCGGAGATGGCGTGGACGTAGGAGTCCACCAGTTCGTGCCCGTTGGTCGTCTCGGCGAATGTGGCCGACAAGTCCTTGAGCGCCTTGGCGGCGATCTGATCGGCGGCAGCCCGCGGCTTGCCGGACGACAAGGTCAGGTCTTCGTCTTTCAGCACGGAGGCGCGGATGATCTCCTGCCCCAAGGACCACGATTGCGGGTTGCCCATGAGTTGTGCCGCTGCGAACACGCCGCCCTTGAGAACGCCGTTGGCTTGCAGTTCGTGCGCCACGCCGTTCCAGTAGGGCCCGGTCAAGGTGCGCAGATTGGAGAGCGTCGTCGCCACCGTCAGCGCACCTTCCGGGTCTTGCGTGGCAGCGCCGATCTGGCCCGCCACATCCCGGAACAATTCCTGCGGCAGAATCCTGACGGGATTGGCCGGATTGATGGTGCGCTCGGCCGAGGCAACCGCTGTCGCGTACGCCGCGAAGTCCTTCGGGTCTTTGCTCTGCAAGAACTGCTGATACTTCGCGTTGACGGTGCCGTAGAGTTGCGGGTTGTTCAGGAAGTATTGCGCACCATCCGACTTGATCCCCTCGTCACGCGACTTGATGGCCTTGAGAATGGCATCGTACTGGCGCTGTAGCGGTGCCAACTGATCCGGTGTCGTGCTCGGATCGCGCATCTTCGCCTGCAGCGCCGGAAGTGCGTTCTGCGCCGCGGCATCGGACACATTGACCATGCCCTGAGACGCGGTACCGACAGCCAGTGCGTCGGCCAGTTGCCTGCGCTGCTCGGCTTGCCTCACTTCAGGACGATCGCCGTGGCGGTCGCCCGCGATCAGGGCCTCAGCCTGATCGGCACGCTTTACATCGCCGCTCTCAATCGCTTTGTAGATGCTGGGGAGGGCCTGCGCAGCAATCTCGCCCTGAACGTCGTCATTGGCGCCGACGGCCTTATCCAGCTTGTCGATGTACTTGCCGTAATCTCCACCGAGGTACTTGCGGTAGTCGTCGCTGCCGAGGATGGCCTTGATCGCATCGGCCTTAGCTTGGGTCGGGTTTGGATCGACCATGAAATTGTGCAGCAAGCCAGCCGCAGCCTGCCCGTAGATGAACTCGCCACCCTTTTGCGTGATCTCTGCGAGGTCTGCAGCACTTACACCATGCGCGCCAGCAAGGAACGCTGCACTGTGCGTCCATGCAGCGAAGTTGGCGGGCGCTGTAGATGGATCGTCAAAGGCGTGCGTCCCGTAGACAGTACCGGAGTTTTCCAGCGCGATCTTTCCGCTATCCTCGGCAGCCTTCGCCTCGTCCCCAAAAATCTTCTTGGCGAAGGTCGAGCGTTGCTCGGCCAACGCCATCTCAGCAGCCTGCCTGCCCTTGTCGGTTCTGAGACCGTTTAGAAGTGCCTGCTGTCCCGGCTCGTAGACATCGCGCAGATAGTCCTCAGCCTTGCCGCCATTCTTCTGATAGTCGATCCAGTCCTGATCGGACTTGATGTTCCAATCGGTGCTCTTGTTCGTGAAATCGACCGCATCCTCGGATTGCTGGCTTTTCTCAAAAATGTCGGCGACATTGGACGCAACTTCGCCAAGCTGATGCCCGACGCGGCTGAACGTGCGCGCGGCTTCCTCGTAGGCGCCGACGCCAATGTCGGAAACCTGCAAGCCTTGTGAAGCTTTCGGCGAGTCGAATGTCGGTAGTTCGGGCATCGATCAGAGTCCAAAGATTCCAAGAACACCGCCTACGATACTGCCAATACCGCCTGCTGTTTCCGCAGCGGCTTGCGCGCTGTCCGCAGCGGCTTTTTCTTTCCAGGCGTTGATGTCGATCTGTCCCTGCAAAGCGGTCAGGTTTTTTTGCAGAGACATTTGTGAAGCATTTGCTTTCATCACGTCCATGGCCGAGCCGGAAAGCGAGAGGTTGTTAGCGCCAGCCGCAGCGACCGTTGTTCCAGCCAACTCGTAGGCTTTGCGGGTCGCTTGATCTTCCTGAATGCCGGTCGAGAGCTTGACATAGCCCGCATTCTGGCTGGCGTACTTCGCAGCCTGTGAATAGCCGCTTGCGGCAAAGAGATCGCCTACGCCACTGAAGATGTCGCCGATGCCACCTGAGAGGCTCATACATCCACCACATTGTCGAAGCCACCGACGGCCAAGATGCCGCCGGGATACGGCTCAGTCTGTTCCAAGCACAACTGCCCGTCATAGTCGTAGTCGGCCTTGACGTGATCGCGGAAAATGCCGGTCGTCAGTCCGTCAGCGGCAAGCACCGTCACGTTGCGCGGGCCATCGACCGTCAGCGCCAGCGGCACCAGATTGGCGAACGAGCCGCCGATCGAAACCTCGTGCGCCGCATTGACGTACACGCCCATGCGGGCATTGCGTACCGTCTTGGCGAATGTCGGACCGTTCTGCGAGCCGATCAGAGGTCTGAGCGTCTTGCAGCGCCGACGGTACTTGTAGCCGAAATAGGCCCCGTAGAAGTTCACGCCGCTGGTGATGCCGGTGCCGAACGGATCGCCGTTATCATCGGCCAAGAACTCCTGATAGTTGAACGGCAGCGTGTTGAACAAGTCTGCATTCTTCAAGGCGGCAGCCATTCCCAGATCGAACGTCGAGAAATCACCGTTCGGCAACGCGGTGGTCGATGCGCCCTTGCTGAATGGGACGTGAACCGAACCGTCTAACGCGACCGCGAAGTCGCCGATGTACTTTCCCATGATGACGAACGAGACGGTGTTGCCGCGATGCGGCCAGATTCCGTAGAACGTCACGCCCGTAAAATCCGCGTCCTCCTTGTAGCCGACAGGCGACACCGCCGCGTCAAGGAAGCAGGATGCTGCGATGATGCGTTGCGTCGTCGTCAGCGTGACGCCACCATGCGCGCCATCGTTGTAGAACGTCATGCGGCTGTCATCGAAACCGGACGTATCGACCGCAGGTTCCAGCATCTCGATATAGCCGCGATTGGTTTCCAGAGCGGGATCGTCGAAAGCCATCGTGTAAAGATACTGCTGCGTGTCGTACTCGCCGTTCTGGACTGCAAAGTAGCGCCAGTCGCGCGATGTTCCGTTGACGAACTCGGTGCCGTGCTCGATGGAGAACGGGGCGACATACTGGTTATCAGGATCGCGCGCAAAGCCGATGCCGAATATCTTGCGCTGGAAAAATGTCGTGTCCGTCGGATTGCAGACCGGCGTGTAAGGCGAAAGGCGTCCTGTCGTAACCCAGATGACGGGCTGCGGAATACGCTGGAAGCCTATCTCGCAGATGCCGTTCTGCGTCAGATGCTGGCAATCGCGCGTCAGGTCTGCCGCATTGGGCCGCACCTGATAAGCCGAGACATCGATGAACGATTTGTATTCCAGAAGATGCCGCCTGTTGCCCTGCACGAAGGCGTGCGAACTGTTCAAGGTCGCAGTCTGTACTTCCGCGCCGGTGAACGTCGTGCCGCGCTTGGCCTGCACACTGGTCGGCGTAATCGGATCGTTCAGGTTTGATGCCGCGATGATCCATTCGCCGACATCGGTGAAACAGGCGATGCCGTCAACGGTTGTTTCGAGAGCTTGGATATGCTCGTTCTCGCCGCCATTCAGCGTCATGGTGATCCCGTTGCCGTCGGACACGGTTCCGTCCGGCGCGGTCGGGGAAAAGGAAAAGCCTTGATCGGGCTGACCCATGACGATGACGTTCGGATCAAGTCCGGCCAGAACCACAAGCCCCTCGTGATACGCCGCCTTCCCCGGCCAGCCGGAACGGTCGCAGTAACGACCAAAGCGCCATTCCCAGATCGGGTTGCTGCTCGAGAGATCGGCACCCTTCAGAGTCAGAACGGCTGTGTACTCGTTGGTGAACGTCTGCAGATAGCCCCACGTCCACTGGATCGTCGTGGTCTGGACCTGCCAGTTCACCGCGTCCGTGTCTGGTTCGTGGTTGAGGTTGGTGTTCGTCAACGACTTGAAAATGATGTCGTTGAAATTGACGAGGTCGCCAGTCGAGTACGTCGTCAGATTGCTCCACGGTTGCGGCCCGACTTTCAGGCGGAACACGCGACCGGCTTGTCCGTACGCAACACTGGACGATACGGCGGTGTCGGCACAATCGATTGTGGTAAAGAACGGGATGTTGAGTGCCGCCTGAAAATCGACCGGCATCCAGAATGTCGGCGACGAGGATGGCGTGTGGCCTACATTTCCGGCCTGGATCGAGACATAGCTTTTGCCGTTGTCGTTTGCGCTCGCGGTGTAGAGAACCGTGTCGCCAAGCCCGTACGTCGTTCCGGCAGCGTAAGTTGGCGGCGTGCGCGACCAGAAACTCGGCTGATGGTCCGGGTCTTTATTCGTGTTGCTGTTTTGCAGCGAGTAGAAGACTTCCGGCTCATGGTAGACGTTCGGAATGGTGTTGAAGCCGATCGAATAGACCTTCTGGCCGATGGAGTAAGTCGTGCCGCTATTCCAGACTTGCGGGAGCTCAGCCCAATGCGCGTCGGTATTGGCCGGAAGCGCATTGTTCAGGTTGGCGTTGATGAGCGATGTGAAGCCGACACCGGACGAATTGACCGCGATGCTGCCGATATTGTAGGTGACGGTCGCATCCCACACATAGAGCTTGACCGTGATGGCGCCTGTCGTCGCGCTGACCGTTGCCTTGTCGGTCAGGCTCGTGCTGTCGAGATAGGGACCGTCGATGAACTGCTCGTATCTCGGACCGTCCAGAACCCCGCGAAGCGAGGAAAACGCCCATGGCTGGAAGTATGGCGTGACGATTGCCGCCCTGTGATCCGGCGCGGTTGCGAGTTGCCCGTCATTCAAAAGACGCTGACTGGTAAATTCCAGCATCCTGAGCGTGTCGAGATTTTCGTTGGTCAACGGAGAGCGGACCTGAAAGATCAAATCCATGCGGCCCACAAAGGTCGCCCCGACAGGCGTGGTGATCGGGCTGCCGTCCTGTGCATCGGAGAGGGTGCATGTGTTCGCGCCCGTGATGTTGACGATGCATTCGCGATTGGCAAGGAACGGTGCGGCCTGCAATCCGGCCTTGTTGGTGAAGTGTATCTTCACGCTCGGGCTGGAGAGTGTTGACCAGAAGGCCGGGAAGTTCGCCGTCATGGTGAACGTCGGCGTGCCGCCCGTGGACACGCTGGCGATCCCAAGGCTGTCCTGAATGAGCAGAAGACCGTTGGCCCACACGCGCGTGAAAAAACTGCCGTCCGTTTCGGACACGTACGGTTCGCCGGATGAAAAACTGAACGGCAGCAGTTTGGAAAGCGATGCCTGGCTGGAAATGCCAAGACGGCGAAACCCGGAGCGCGGCCAGAGCGAGCCTTCCATCGTCGGGATGTAGTTCAGGCATTCAGCCAAAGCCGCCTTGTAGCGCGGGTCTTGGAAGCGCCCCTGACGGCTTGGCGACCACTCGCCGGCCTGGAAATTGTCCTGCACATAGGATGCGTCAGCCATCGACGCCGATCCATTCCGGCAGCTTGTCGCCGCCCTTGACGTGCCAGACCTCGCCGTCCGGTATCTCGACCACGCGCACGTCGGCGCACATCGGAATCCAGTCCGGGTTCTGCGGCGTGCGCGCCATGGCTACGAGATCGGCATTGTCGCGCGGCACGGTTGCAATCGTGTAGCTTTGACCGCTGCGGCGATTGAGTTCCGCGACACCTGCGTCCGTCAGAAGCGGTTGCCGCGGGCAGCGGCGAATGACAATGGAGATCATGTCAAAACCTGACGGCCAGAAAGTCATCGAGCGGCGGCTCTGTCGGTCCCGTTTCAATGCCATTTCTGGTCCTAGCTTCGTTCATGAATTGCTTGTACTCGCTGGCGATGGAGGCGAGCTTGGGCTGGCTTTGCGTCAGCGACTCGCACATCTCCAATGCGATGCGCGCTGCAAAGCCTTCACAGAACAGATCGTCCATGAGTGCGACCTGCGTCACGTCGGCGGCGAAGCGGAACATGATCGGGCCGGGGTCCATCGAAATCAGGTAGCCGCCCTCGAACACCCAATCGTTGTTGATGAGGTTCGACGGAAAGCCGAGGTAGGAGGTCGAGCCCGCCTTGGGGTCTTGCGGTGCGTAGAACAAGTACCCGTAGGGCAGCGGGAAGACGTTGCGCGACATCTGTTCGGAAGCCGGTCCGGTTCC